GGTATTGAGTTGTTGTACCGTCACCATGAGTATCGGAGAACACACCATCGATGTGTTTGGTCCAATCACTGCCTGGCGAGGACGTTGAAAGTTCATATGCACCCTGAAGACCTAGGGTCTCCACATTTTTTAGTGCACGATTTGTGAGATTATCTAAATCTGAGTCTACCATTTCGTAGAAGCCAGGATTAGAATTATCTGCATAATAACCGACAGGACGGGCAAAATCAGAACCAGATTCACTCGCGGAACCAGCAACCTGTTTCAAGGTTGTAGTTACACTTGTGCCAGTGATAGCAGACATTGGGTGTGTACCCGCTGGTTCATTGTAGTACGTATCTACAAAAGAACCGATGTTTGTACCATTGGTTAGACTGATGTCACCGACATCACCAGCGGAGGCCTCCGCTAATGCTTCACCCACCTTTACCGCAAGATACATCTCTTGCGCTGGAGTGAATTCCTGTAGGTCACCATCGGTATTTTTAATTTTTAGTGGTATACTAGATGCTGACACGATATCGTCTCTCTTTAGCTAAAGTTAAAGTTTATTGGTTAATGACCCCTTTATTTATAACAAAAAAAATGTGCATAAACGAAGTCTAAGCACATTTTTAAAAAAATATTTACTTTACTTATAATATTCTAATTTCAGAGATTAAGTAAATAATTATTGTGGGGGTTCTGGCCAGTTAACCTGATTAATATTTGACATATCCGGATCAATAAAGTCTAAGTCTCTTAATTCTTGACGATACCCCGCCCACGCATTCTTCATATCAGTAGATAGTGGAGAGTCTGAGAGCTGAGTCCAGTCAGTGCTCGCTATAATGCGATTTCTCATAAATCTGACTTCATTCATTAGATCTTCTTGATCCCAAACCCATTCTCCATCTACCCAAGAAGAATGTATATTTGGAGAAGGTTCTCTTTGTTTCCAGTCACCATCCCAATAATGAGTTTGTATAAAATCTGTTTTGTCTTGAACAACAAAATCGATGTGTACAATTGTTGTGCCATCTTCTCTTAAACCTTCAGGTTCGTTAGAGCCACTGGCTAACTTTAATGTTTGTATTTCATTATTTCTAATGTATGCGATGTAATAAATCATTTTCTTTCTCTTTTTTAAATTAATACGCCAGTAACGATCATTGCATTAATGGAATTATTATAACTTTCAGTACTTGTGGCAAAGTTACCACCGCTGGTTGGGAGTCCGTTGCCGCCGGGTGGCCCCAGCGGTGAATCATCGTCATCGCCAGAGTTGCCGAGGTCGATCGCAGTACTGAAATAATTTATAGCATGACGTGGACCAATCCATAGGCCTATAACCGTAGAACTAGTAATAAGTCCACCAACTACTCCATTTGTCCATTTTGAAAGTTCAACGTAGTCACCTGAAGATCCTAGTTCTTCACCACCATTTTGTGGTGACCAAGCATCCACAGTTCTCGTTTCATAAAAACTGTTGATCTTAAAATGCTGTCCTAATGTTATGGATCTACTATCAAATTGTACAGTTTGATCTTCGTTGTACACAACTAGACCATAATCATCCGTAGATGATATTTGACTAGAATGTCGTACTACAAAGTAATCTAGGATTACTGGAGTAGGGGATGTCCATGTGGTGTTACTAATACCATTGTTGTTAGTCAGAGTAAAATCTTGTCCATAAAATGCCGGCGCAGTTGGTGGTATAGTTAAGGGTGCGCCCATAAACACTACAGTGGTTGCAAAACTGCTTGCTTGACCATATGGTACCTTTACAAAAACAAAATCATCTGAACCTATCGTAATACTAGGTCCCAATCCTGTTCCAATTTCAGTAACAACATAACTATTCATTTTACGAGAAGAGTCAAACATTAACCCGTTATTATCATTATATACTGTTAAGCCATAATCACTCATTATTGAAACCTGAATAGTTTTGCAGAAACAGATTGCGAAGAAGTTCCTGTATTTTTAATTCTTAGTATGTCATTGACAGAATCTCTTTCTACTTCAATGTCTGCATCTAACCCTGTGTTTTCTTCAATGAAAATACCTATGAGTGCTGGATTTCCAGCACCACTCGTTTGAATATCTATTGAAGAACCCCCTGAAATTGCTTGACTAGTAAATTCAAATTCATATTCTTCATTAAAAATATTATTTGAATTGGTGATAACAGACCCATTAACACCGTCTGAAATATATAGTCCATAACTCATGATAGTTTACCAAGTTTGACTCTTACATTATTAGCGTCACTAATCGTGATAAGATCGTTAGTAATTGACATACTACCTTGTCCAGCTACACTAGATGTTATATTTAGACCAGTGTCTCCCTCTTCATAACTATCTGGATCAGTTGTAATAGCAACTAAACTTGCATCGATTCTACCCGTGGTAATATGACCACCATCAATAGTTGTGATTAAAGATGATTGCGGATTACCTAACTCTTGGTTCATGTTTTGGAAAGTAACCAAACCATTAAAGTTGTAACTACGGAATGCAGCACTTACTGCAACCGTCGTGACACCCTCGGCACTTCTTTCTGCAAAGTATCGAGCAGCCCATAACGTTCCAGATAAGTTAGTGTCTACTGTTGGGTTCATACCCCAGTTACCATTCAATCCAGTGATTGAACCGCCATCTGTATCATCCCAAGTAAATCCTAGTGTTGCATTGTAAGAAGGCTGTAGTGATGCTGCTAAAGTATCCTGTTCTGCCTCTATAACAGTATAGTAGTAAACGTATCCGCGAGATTCTCTAGGTAGATTTTCTAAGTCCGGAGTTCCTGAATCACCATCGACAGAGTAGATAACTGGACTTGTCCATGTTAAATCATCATCGATTCCTTGTAAGTCACCCTGAACTGTAGCTACCGCACGACTCATCCATAGTGCATTACCTAGTGTACGATCTTCTTGTGGAGTCTCTGACCAATCAGAAGGTAGTCCAGACATTCCATCGTTATCAAAATCATAGTAAACACTTGGGTCATTGTTTGTAGGTAGAGTCCCTGTAATGCTTGATACTGTCGCAGTAGAAGAATCTCTCTTAAAGATCTGTACCTGATATGTCGAGAATCCATCCGCACCGTTATTGTGGTCTAGGTAAGGAGCAGACCAAGTTGCAGTGTTGTCTGTACCCTCATCACCACTGATAGAGAAAGTTGCTTCGGATGCCCATATTGTACCACCGACATTGTACCCTGCGGCGTCCATAAGACCCACATCGTCGTACCATGTATGATCAGTTGCAGTAGGCATTACTTTAGCAATACCACCCGTGAAGTTAACACTACCGCCTGTAGGAGTATTTGGAGCACTAGCACTTGGTGTTCTGGTCACCGCAACAACGTGCGCAGTAGATCGGCCAGGTGCACCATTACCACCCGCCTGAGTTGCTTCTGGGAGATCCCATTCTATTTGAGTATCTTCTACCAGAGGAGTAGTTGCTGTTGGATAGTTGTCTGGTCGAGTTGACGCAACACCTGTAATGACGTATAATTGACTATCACCTGTTGGTACTGTTTTAGACCAATTTGCAGGCGGTGTAAATGTTTTAGTTTCAAAGTTAAATGATCCGCCAGACACGGCAGTGGATGTAGTCCAACTACCCGCACGACGGTATGCATTAACCTGTGTGACTTGATATCCATCGATACCATCAATCGCAACATTAAGAATTAGTTTTGGTGTAGTAAATGTTAGAGTATTATCTGCACCGATCGCACCACGAAGAGTAGCGACTGTACTGATCTCCCATAGTGGACCATTGCTTTCGTCGTTACTATCGAACAACGGCGGCATCTCTTCTGTCCAATTGATACCTTCATGTGAAGGTAGACTTGAGAATCGATTTAATGTAAAGTCATACACCGCACCATTGTTCGCATTGTTTGCTGGATTCGGTAGAATGTATGCGGACTGTGTTAGGTCTAGATGTGATCGTGCATACAAAGACTTGAAGTATGTTGATACTGGAATGATCGACTGAATCGTAGGTTCTGACCAATCAAGTGGCGTACCTGTAGATGTTCTGTCGTCTGTAGCCCAGTCTTCGCCGGTATCACCAAACTGTGTGAATAAGTGATATGACTGCCATAGAGTATCTGTACCAGATGGTGGTGTTGAGTACCATTGGTTACCCGAAGAATCTGTAATAGGGAATCCTAGATGAACTCCTGCTGGAGTGGCTGCACCGAAATCGATACCACCACCACGTGGCTCATCTGGTACAACTAAATCGTTGTTGGCGTCTGCCGTATCTGCTACACGACGATATGCAACTGCAAGGAACGTGGACCTACCATCTTGACCATCTGTACCTGAAGACGTTGGTCGTGGATCTCCCCATGTGATCGAAGTATCAACTGTATCACCTTCTGCAAGATCTACATCACTTGCAATACCTGTTACAACATACAGTTGAGGAGTTTCTTCGGCACGAGGTGGGGGTGTGCTTTCCCATCCAGCATCTACCGATGCAGTTACCTGTTCTTCATCTGGTGATAAGTAAATTCCTGTAGAGAAATCAAATGTACCGCCCACTGGAGCATCAGCTGCGCCAAGTGTCGTATCGCTTGCAACTCTCTTATATGCAAATATCTGTGCATACTTAGCTCCCGCACTGTTATCTACTGGAGTTGACTGTGATCCTACAAGTGATGGATCTGACCATGTGCCTGCGTTTACGGTTGTGTCTGGGTCAAGCGTAATAAAGGTTGTAGTAGACGCCCAGACATCTTCGTTTGCTGGAGTTGAAGGAATACTTCTGTACCAGTTTGGACCCGTAGGTTCTGCAAAGGTTCCGGTCGAAAATGTATATGACCCATTGTTTGGTTTTGTAGGGGTAGTCTCTTTTGGAGAACGAGCGTATACTGTGACTGTGTAGACAGATGTACCACCTGTCCCTGAACCGCCACCAGACTCATCATCAGCGATCCAAATAGATCCGTTCCACTTTAATACCTGTCCGAGAGTTTTACCTGTGGTATTGACATCTTCTAAGTCGTCTAGGGATTCAACATCCGAAGAACCTGTCCCTATGTCGCTTTTGTTTGCAAGTTCTATCCATGAATTACTATGCGCAAAGTATGCTCCACCTGTTTCATGAACATGAGCAAACATACCGTGATAGGTGGATGCATTTGGTAGGTCTGACACTGACTGGTACATGTTGCCAAACAAAACTTTATTGCCGGACATATCCAAGTCGGAACCTTCGATGATTGCACGGACTGCAGCGGCATCAAGACTCACGTCTAGACTATCGATCGCAGCCTGAATCAATGCATTGACTTCGGCCTCTGTCATCTTAGACGTATCTATCTCAGCGAAGTTTTGATTGATCTTTAAAATCGCGGCGTTGATGTTGTCTGCAAGATTGACTACTTGTATGTTACTCATTTTTATCCTCTACTAAACGAAAAAGCAATTCTTTTATTTGTGTCATATCTTCCTTTAATCCTTTAACTTCTTTGGATAAATATTCAATATGATTTTGCTTTTCTTGATTTGATTTGCTTATCTTCCGTGCTTTATCTATCTCAGCCTTGTTGGTATTTAGTAACACTCCAGTTCGTCTATCTCGCACTAGATTATTATGTCCTTCTACTTTTATATGATTATTCATAATTAGTTCTGCTGCGGATCGCCTTCACCATCGCCACCATCGCCATTACTGCTACCACTGCCGCCGGCGCCAGGCGTAGATGTAGCACCTTCACCAACGATCATCTTGACTTCTCTGGTGAACGTTGAACCAAGTAGAGTAGTGGTTGCTGTAACAGTAGCGTCAGTGCCCTGTGGAGCATTTGCAACGGTGAACGACGCGAAATCTCCACGGTTAAGTGTTACAGTAGTTCCTGAATTCGTCCATGCGGCTCCGAAAGTTACGTCGATAGTGCTGTTTTGTTCAGACCCCCACATCATATGGAAGTCGACAGAACTGTTTGCATCAACTGTCAACACTTGGTCTGAAACGGTCGCGCCATAATGGAAGTTTTTAGGTTTAGTCGAATCCAGTGAATAGTGTGTTAGAGTAGGGTCTGGGTCATTAACAAAACCATCATCCGCATTCAAAAGAACCAACTGAGACTCAAGTGAGTCATCAACCAGTGGGGCACCCTCTAGAGTATAGCTAACATCTAATGGTATAGAGGTAGTTCCTGTAAGGGTGGTTCCATTGTCTAGACTATTGTCTGGGCTAATGAATATTTCTATTCTTACTGTACCAGTGATGGCAACTTCTGGATCTAGATGTAGTGAATCGACAGTCCACGATGCACCATTATCAAGCGAGTTGCTATGTTCATCGATAACGAGTCCATGCCCGCCCCAAGTAATCATGTTACCGCTAGAGTCAAGTTCACCAACATCAACGGAAATAACTTCCTGATAACCTATGTCTGCACCAGTACCTACGTTTCTTAGTTCTGCTCTAGGAGTGGCCTGGGTTGCAAAAGCACCAGAGTAAACAGGTAGTGCTACATCGTCAACATGAGTGATTCTGAAACCACATTCAAAAATCTCTCCCACTTCTACTGGTCTATCCAACCACTTACCTGTGGCCAGGATAGTACTTCCTGTTAGAGAATCGTCCCCAACATTGACACTTCCTTTTTTAGGGTCATTGGTGTATAGTTGGAAATCACCATTATTATCGAACTTAGCAAACAATCGAACCCTTCGTGTACCTTGATGCCAGTACTCATTCGGAGTCATGTAATTATTGATGTCCGATTCTGGATTGTACTGACTTAGGATACGAGGAGCGCCTGTGATAGATACCGAAGTTGGTAATTGACTTATCTCAGGGAATGCAACTGCTGATAAAGAAGTTCCTGTATCTGTACCCGTATCATCGCCACCTGTATTGGTTTCGCCGGCGGTGTCTGTGCTACTAGTAGTGTTTGTACTACCACTATTGCTACTTGAACTTGATGTGGTAGTAGTACCTGTGGAACCCGAACCTCCTGTTATCAGAGCAATTGCACGTAAGTCTTTAATTAAAGGAGACTTAGAAGAGTTCTCTGAATGCATTACGATCTTAATCTGGAATGCGGTAAACTGCTCTGACTCATGAGTATACTCATACTCTGGGAAATTAGATGGGTTGTCGCTTGTAGGGATTTCTCTGTCTATATCGACCTTTACCCATTCGTGTATAGAATCTCCTTCTATAGCAGTAGACGCGACCAATGTATCTTCGTCTGGTGCTGTCTTAACATAAACTTCAAAGTCAGAACCAGATGGTCGGTTACCTGAAAATATTACCTTTAGGCCAAGTGAGGACTCATCAACAACAACTGGTGTTGTAATGTGTTGCGCAGCATATGCAAACGTAGTATAATCCGGTGTATCTGTATTAGGATCATATACATCATGATCAATTACGTTTTCTAATGTCATAACTGCAACACGTTGAAGGTCAATTACAGGAGAAACTTTTGGATCTGCTGTGACCAATGATAGGTTTAACTTTAGCGTTTCAGTTGATACGTTTTCAGAAGAAGCAACAATCTTCGGTTGTGAGTTCAAATTATATTCATTTATAAAGACCGGAACTTCGTCCTGTAAAGTGTATACAAACTGATTTACTGTACGACTGTCTGAAGAAGAACCATAGGATTTTGCGACAGGCGCACTCAGGCCTGCATTTATTTTAGTAGTGTTAGGTACTATTGCTTGGATCTGTGGAACGAACGTATCGTAATAGACTTGTTGTGAAGCGACAACCGTATTACCACCACCGGATGAACTAGCAGTTGCGACAGTAGGAACCTTAATATAATAACCGTCCCATGTTGGTTGATATACTTCAAGTAGGCCATTCATTTCTGAAGCGGGAACTCCACCAATATCATTGACAACACCTGAGATAGAAACTATATCTTCGTTACTGAATCCGTGACCTTGATGATAAACCTTTACTATTCCGTTGTTAGCAATATCATCTGTATGAGTCTGACCGGCAACGGTTTCAATAGGATTAAATTCTAATGTGACTTTAGGTAAAGATGTATTATCTAATACTAAATTACCCGATGTCTCAAAATGTGCTCGATGCAACTTGAACATCAAGTCTTTACTTTGATCCGGTGTCCATGTGCTAGAGTTTTGAGATAAGAATAATGAACCTAGAGTAGAAATTCTTGGAGCCTTGTCCTGATTACTTCCTATGACAAATTCTTCTGATTCAGAAATATATACGTTATACTCTACGGATTCACTGAATAGTATTATCGCATATTCTTTACCGCCTGTCAAGTAAATCGGTTCGTCAAACTTAACAGCAGTTGCGCCAGTAGTCAATAGTGTATTCATTCCTTGACTTTCGCCTGAAATAGAATCATATGAAGTAACTGTGACATCATCGGAATTGACAAACACAACCGAGCCTGGAACGACCTGATTGGTAGGAACTCCATTTTCTACTGTGCGAACCTCAACCTGTAGAGGGGCATTGCTATCCTTAGACTCCATGAATACGTCTAGCTGAGTTAGGAATATACCGTTAGGGTTTTCAATCTGGTCGACGAAGAATGTCTGCGCTAAAGGATCATTACGTCCTTCACTTCTGTAGACCCTTCTTGTAGTATCGATATTACCCTGTGAGGTATCTAAAGCACCTTGAGACGAGTAGAACGCAGATGTAGATATAGTAGACTCCGCGTCATATAGACTTACATCTAACAACTCAAACTTTTGAGTTCCTGTTCTAAACTTCAAAGATTCTGTATTAGGTAAGAAGAATGATCCGATTAGCTCACCCTTGCTATCTGTCTGCAAGAGAGTTGGTCCACCTAAGTCTGCTGGATATCCTGATTCGTTTGCATACTCACTACCAAATTCTTGTGGATTATCCGCAAATCGTTGGGTAGTTGATTCCTGTCGAACCCAATCACTTACGTCTACACCGTCAAAGTATGCAAACATCTTAGTGTTAGGACGAAGTCCTTTGGCGACGAAGTTGATTCTACGAGAACGCATATACGGAATGATTTGCTGTCCACCAATAGTTTCACCAAGCAAGTCTTGTGCGTGAACCATATTTTCATATTTGTATTGATATTCAGCCAAAGGCATATGTAAGTTACTATTGAATGACGTTACACTACCGTCGATCCAATTATAACTACCGCCGTACCACAAATCTTCTTGAGTGTGATAAATGCTTTGTATTACCGGAGGCAAATCTCTAGATTCTCTCCACTCATCCGATGATGGAGACAATTCTAAATTACCGATATACGATACTACAGTATGAGGATTAACATTAATAAAACTAGTAGCAAGTTCCTGTTCGGTGAATTCGACTTCAACATATGGTAGGGTAACCAAATCACCCTTCTTGCTTATTACGGTATCAACGTTATCTGTGCTATATGATAGTCGTACTGAATTTTCACGAAAAGATGCCTGTAACAATCCACTTCTATCAACGGACGCTCTATAGTTCTCGTTATTAATGTCAGAGTAGTCGAATGTACTAAAATTATCAGCGAAGAATCCTGACTTAACTCTTGACTGCCCTTGGTTATCAGTAATGACTAGGGACTGAGTATTAGTTTCCAAGAAACTCAATGCAGTCCTTTCATACAACTCATCCAAACGTCGTTCTAATTTTGCGATATCTTTCATAGTATATCGCTTGTTTGGAATATAAGCTGTCGAAACGTCAGATGCACTGAATGTGTAAGGGCTCAAAGTAAACGTATATAGAGACAGTGAACCTACTGGAATCTCTGGTTCCTTTGGAGTTATACTAGGAACCCCCTGTATAACCTGTAGTTCACCAAACCCAATGCCGCTGTTTACTGCGTTCGCCACTAAAACGTCAATACGAGGTAAGTAGTATTCTATATCATTAATAGTGATGGCAGATGCATTCTGAGGTAACTCTGCGACTACGTTGAATTCTCCGGTGTAACCAAATGTTCGGGAAGGTCGGAAGTCTAATACATCTCTTAAAGAGATGGACTGACCTGTCGCACTGGTATGGTTAGGGATATTTTCATAACTATCGTCTGCATAAGATGAAGCAGAGAAGAACGTGCTTCCGCTTGGTCCAGTATGCGTATAATGTGTGTATGTAACCTTTATCTCAGATTGGTCACCTGTAGGTAAAAGATATCCTGGCTTCAAGTACACGACAGCTTCGTCATAGAAGTTATCACGTTGACCGCCGTCTAGATAAAACTGGTGAGTGATGTCTTCAGCAGCAGACCAATCTGTACCAGAACTATCTCTGAATAAAACTGATTGAAGAGAGATACCATCTACGGTATCTGTAAATACAGGACGTTTCTCCCAGTCTGTCGATGGAAGAGTCTGTGTTTTTTCTGCAACCGTTATTGTCTTTGTGCGAGGTGTTGCGTTAGAGACCTCAACGTAATATGCAATATCATGATTAGTGTTTGGGGTTAGACCCGAATATACACCCGCCATACTTGGTACTGATTCTGGACCAGTTAGAATAGAGGTTTCGGACTCTGCGATTATCCAACGATTATTTTCAACGCCAGACAAACTAATAACACCTTGACTATCAGACTGTATTCTAGTGTATCTCTGTACTGTATAGTTTGCAGTAATCGAATCATCTTTTGGACTGGTTCTAGGTAGCGGGAACAGCAGACTATTGTTAGATGACTCATGTATTGTGCTATCTACTAATTGAATTCTTGGGCTACCAGCGCCTGGAATATTATCCTGTAATGATACTGCATCAGCAAAACTATGATATCCTGTACCACCTTGTATTGAAGACATACGAATGTCAAAAATGTATAGTCGGTAACCAAATGAGTCGGATTGTATACCACGGACATTACAGTAACCTATTACAGATCCACCTGATGCTGCGTCGTAGATAGCCAAATATCCAAATGCGTCTAATCTACCGAAACCTTCAGATGAGGTCGGGTCGATATAAACATAGTTACCATATGCAACTGGTACTGGTTCGTTAAATGTTTGAAGAGTTTGTCTTGCTTTTGGTACGGTAATATCTGTTTGACCAAATTCTAATCGATAACCATCTACATATGCTATACCTTCAGAAACATCTAGATTTAAATTAGTGTTATCCAGAGGTTCGAATATCGCAGTAAACTTATCTACAACATAGTCACCAGACTCTTCTTTTGTTCTTCGTGCAAGCAGATCATTAACTCGACTGTATGCATCGAATGTACTTACTTCACGTGTGATAACACCTTTAACAACACGTGCGACAAATATAAAGTTTTGACTTATATCGACTTGATCGCGAGTAGTGGGTGTTAGTTTGATCTGATATCGATGAGCGCCTGGCGCAGTGATGTCTGGAACTTCGCCTTGGTTATCATATAGATTAGAATCTTCGCTCTCATCTACGATTGATTCTTCAATCACAAAACCGATATCTGCTGTCGGTTCTGTGCTATACTTGGATAGGAAAGATTCTCCGCCTTCCATATAAACAAAGTGACCCTGTACAAAGAACTCGCCTGGCGCAAAGTACGCTTTAGTGCCACGACCTGCTGCCGGAATTTCATCTTCACTGTCGTCGATTACAGTAAGAGTAGAATTATCTGGGCGAGTTAAAACGTCTCCTGATTGAACGCGAGGTGCTTTATCTGTGTCGGTTACATTTGAGGTATCTGTATATCTAACATAAAGAGTTGATGGATCTTGCTCTGGTACTGCATTATACGCCTCAAGGACAATAAACTGTATAGTACCGTTAGTTAGAGTCTCACCAACTAAACTAGGATCTATAACACTATTAGCATCAAGACGAATATATTCTATCCTATTATCAACTGTCGAACCACCTGGGCTGACTAGTGCACCTTCTGTAAATATGTTACGACCGAAACGTGCGATCTCTTCGTGTATTATTGTTTGTGATTCATTTAACTCACGTGCTTGAAGAGCCTTACCTGAATTATAGAGTACACGATAATAACCATCTTTCGGATCGTAAAAATCGCGGTAAGTTTCTCTGAACGTCTTATCTGTAAAATCTGCCATGATTTATCCTAAACGGTTATTACGATCTTGATATCTTCTTGTTGTTCTTCGTCGCGTCTGATTCTTTTTCTTGTCTCAATATATAGGACTTCACCAGAGAAGCGATCTATACCATTTACTGGAGACAATCCACCCGTTGCAATAACACCCGCAACCTGACCTTCTTGAACTACGGCCTCATTTTCTTCGAACTCGACAAACCCTGTCGATTCATTTTGATGGTAATGAACAACGTTACCATCGGACTGATCAACATATGCCTTGGCAATACTACTTCCGCCCGTTATAAGTTTTCCTGATATAAATGGTGAGGTATCTTCTAAGGTCAATGTAGGTAATACTTTTACCGAAGTTCCGGTGAACGGAGTAGATCCGTCTGGTAGTAGCGGAGATTTAATAAGACCCATTTCACGGAAAGTGTTTCGAGTGATAAATGTTCCGTTGACATTACCGTCTGGTTTGATACCTGCTAGAATAGAACTTGTTTTCAAATCATCTATAGGGTTCTTACCCAGACCTTCTGAGGTAGTTACTACTGGTACTGCCGTACAGTTTTCGGTATCGCCATCGGTTACTGTAAGCGAAGCGTATGTGTATCCAGAACCGTAGTCCGTCATTTTAATTTCAGTGACCTTACCATCAGCGTCAATAACAGCAGTAGCAGTTGCGCCTGATCCATCACCGACTACCGTGACCGTAGGTTCGGTTACGTAACCAAGACCTTGTGTTATTACCTTTGCACGGGTGACTTGGCCACCTACAGCAGCAAGATGAACATCACGCTGTAGGTCTTCGATTGAATCCCCACCGTGGTAATCTGGTTCTGTTTCTTGTATCGGAAAGTGGTTGGATGATAAGAACTGGTAGATTCGCTCCGGTGTTATGGAGTATAAGAACTTCCATGTATATCCATCTCCAGTTTCAAAAACTTTGGTATGGTCCCATGTGTTGGTAGGATCTATTGAATCTAGAAGATCTTTATGGTAGCCGTAATTAGGCTCGACCATAGATTGCTTTGGAGTACCATCTACATTCTTACCATAATCAATACAAACGTATACTTCTTTAGCATCGTTTAATACGTAAAATGGCGTCCATGGCTCTACGATATCCGAAGAAGTTGCGTCATCCCATCCAGTGTATATCGATCCCGATGACCAATTTACTCTCTTGGCAACGAATGTTGAACCCTCAATTTTCTTGATTGATTGTAGGTTATGTCGGAACTCTCTTTCATCACGTGGACAGTCTACTGGGTCTATAGTTGTTTCCGAATTTTCTGAAACTGGAAATTCGTCTGATTTACCGATACCAATATAGTAACTGTCAGAAGATTGCATATCTATCAGCAGATCCTTCGCTAAGCTCCTACTTAATGTCTGTCTTACAATTGCTGCCATGTTCTTATCCTACGCATGTTAGAAATATTATTCTTATATTTATAACGTTTTTATGAGTCATTTAAAAATTTGTTTAACCATGATTCTTTTTGATGATGATTCATCAATAAGTCTTTGTATATTACCGGAAGTTCATATGCACTACTTCTCCACTGGGAGACATGTTTAAGTGCTTCGTCCTTCAGCGGCTGTAAATATTCTTCGTAACTATGAACCTTCTGAGCACTTCCTTCAGTCGTCCTATCGATACAATATAAGTCGCTTGACATTGATAGGAAGTAACACAGATTTCCCTTCTGGTGTTCTGCTAATAACTTGTAGGTGTATGCGTGATCTTCTCCGTTACCAATATCTTCGTTCATTTTTATTTGTGCAGACTTACGACTCTGCAACATAATGAAGTCAACCGACACTGGACGTTCATCAATAAACAAATGACTTTCTTGTGGTCCTAAGTTTTCGTGAGGAGAGCACATCGATGTGCCCCATACACTTGCAAAGTAAGTTTCATTAACTTGCCAGTAATGTCCCGAAACCAATTCCCAACTGCAAATAGAATCACATGGTACCACACCTAGAACATCAATGCAAGGATAATGCTTATAATGATTCCACAACGACTGTAAGTATGACGGATATAAAAAATCATCTCCATCGATCTGAGATACAAAATCACAGTCACTTTCTAGAAATACATCTAGACATGCATTTTTACCACGGCCTGGTTTACCATTACTTTCCGTATTGACTACACGGAATGGTAAATTAAGTGCGCATACATCTTCATAGTATCCTTCATGAATACTATTTACAACGATCACCACTTCCCATTCGATTGGTTCAATTTTGATGACTTGTTGGGCAGATTTAACTAATCGTGCTAACTTAGGGATGTCGTTGGAAGTCAACAACGTTGTCATCAATTTCATTATTCTGCCTCAAAGAAGAATGTCTGAAATAATCTACCGTCGTATTGGTTTGAACCAAAGCCGGGAACTACACTGCGATGATAGTACATCGCATCATATAATACCAGTCGGTTGTAAATATTTTTAGATTCTGCAACAATGTCCCAGTCACCTTCAACCAACTGGAATTCATTAAAATCTACTGGACATGAATCTTCATGTTTCATAATTCCAGTCTGTCTATGTTTATAGATTGCAGTTCCGGAATCTAGAGGCGCGTCAGGCGTTAGATACACGACTCCCGCATAGGACATTTTATCGTGATGAATCCATGTCTTGCAGTTTTCGGTAGTGTATTGGAAGGAAGTGTTATAGTTGTCTAGTGGAAAGTATGTTATTGCTTTTCCTATGATCCCCTCTAAAGAGTTTTTCATAGAATCAACATATCCACCAGCATTGGTACATGGAGATGTTCTTAGGCCGGGATAGTTACCCGAAACATTAAAGTCTAGACTTAAAGCATAATCCCGAACTGAGTCGGGATCTGCATAAAAATTATCAATTACTGTAAACATAATATACCTGTATGTGGAACCCCCTTTCGGGGGTGTATTCAATTACGATATTTTACCAATCTTGACTCTTAGATTATTGCTATTGTCAAAGATATCAATACTGTTACTTGTGAACTCAATACGTTCATTGGGTGCTGTCCCTGTATTTAGTAGTCCACTCATATCCACAAATCCTTGGTTATTTGTCAACTCAGTAAAAGTGGAATTCGTCGTAGTATTTATTCTGTCAACTGTTGCCCTGTAAACACGACCAGTTCCAATATGCCAATAAACATCCCCAGCATATATAGTGTTCACTGTACGGAACTGTCTAATCATAGCTGATGCAGTTGAGTTAATGTTACTAGGTAGATTTGAGCTGGTATCAAACAATACTGCATTACCAAATCCTCCGACTGGACCCTGTGCACCTACTGAACCAGAAACTCCCTGTGGTCCCTGATCTCCAACAGCACCTTGTCCACCCTGTTCACCCTGCGCTCCAGTTTCACCTTGGGCTCCTTTATCACCTACTCCACCTTGAGGTCCTTTATCACCCACCCCACCTTGAGGGCCTTGGTCACCTTGTGGTCCATCCTCACCTTGGGCACCTTTATTACCTACCTCACCTTGAGGACCTTTATTACCTACGGCACCTTGAGCACCTTGGTCACCTACAGATCCTTGAGCACCTTTATTACCTACAGCACCTTGTCCACCCTGTTCACCTTGAGGACCATCTTCACCCTGAGCACCTTTATTACCTACCTCACCTTGAGCACCTTTATTACCTACAGCACCCTGATTACCTACTAGACCCTGTGCACCTTGGAATCCAACTGCTCCCTGACCACCTTGTTCTCCCTGTGGTCCGACTAGACCCTGTGCACCTTGGTAACCTACAGCACCCTGAGAACCTTGTTCTCCCTGTGGTCCAACTAGACCTTGGGCACCTTGGTAGCCTACGGGACCTTGACCACCTTGTTCTCCCTGTGGTCCAACTAGACCTTGAGCACCTTGGTAACCAACTTCACCTTGGGCACCTTGTTCTCCTTGTGGTCCAACTAGACCTTGGGCGCCTTGGAATCCAACAGCACCTTGGGCACCCTGCTCACCTTGCGGTCCAACTAGACCTTGAGCACCTTGGTAACCAACTTCACCTTGGCCTCCCTGCTCACCTTGAGGACCAACTAGTCCCTGTGCACCTTGGAAACCTACAGCACCCTGTGCACCCTGTTCTCCTTGTGGTCCAACTAGACCTTGGGCGCCTTGGAATCCAACAGCACCCTGAGAACCTTGTTCTCCTTGTGGTCCAACTAGACCCTGTGCACCTTGGAATCCAACCGCACCTTGGGCACCTTGTTCACCTTGATTACCTACTAGACCCTGCGCCCCTTGGAATCCAACTTCACCTTGGGAACCTTGCTCACCTTGTGGTCCAACTAGACCCTGTGCACCTTGGAATCCAACTTCACCCTGAGAACCTTGTTCTCCTTGAGGACCTACTAAACCTTGAGCTCCACGCTCGCCTTGATTTCCTTTATCCCCTTGTTCTCCTTGATTACCTACTAGACCCTGTGCACCTTGGAATCCAACAGCACCTTGGGAACCTTGCTCACCTTGTGGTCCAACTAGACCTTGGGCACCTTGGAAACCTACAGCACCTTGGGAACCTTGTTCTCCTTGTGGTCCAACTAGTCCCTGTGCACCTTGGAATCCAACTGCGCCTTGAGCACCTTGCTCTCCTTGATTACCTACTAATCCCTGTGCACCTTGGAAACCTACAGCACCTTGCGGTCCAGTGTCACCTTGAGCACCAGAATCACCTTGAGCACCCTGATCACCTACAGCACCTTGGTTACCTACTGCTCCTTGTGTACCCGCATTACCCTGCGCACCAGTATCACCTTGAGCACCCTGATCACCTACAGCACCTTGATTACCTACTAGTCCCTGTGCACCTTGGAATCCAACCGCACCTTGGGCACCAGCTTGACCCTGTGCACCTGCACTACCTTGAGAACCAACTGTACCTTGCGGTCCTACAATACCCTGTGCGCCTGTTTCACCTTGTGCACCAGTATCACCTACAGCACCTTGTGGACCTGCGTCACCTGTAGCACCTTGTGGACCTACTGGGCCTGGGGTTGTACCTGCTGGTCCTTGAGGACCCGCATCGCCAGGCAATCCTTGTGGACCTACTGGGCCTGGCGTAGTTCCTGCTGGACCTTTAGGGCCTGGATCACCAGTAAGACCTTGACCACCCTGCGCTCCAGTTTCACCAGTTGCACCTTTTTCTCCTGTGGCTCCAGTTTCACCTTGTGCACCAGTGTCTCCGACTGCACCTTGAGGACCAACTAGACCCTGTGCACCAGTGTCTCCCTGAGCACCTTTATCACCAACGTTACCTTGAACGCCAACAGAACCTTGAAAACCTTGACTACCTTGGACACCTTTGTCTCCAACGTTTCCTTGTAGACCCTGCTCTCCTTGTTCTCCCTTATCGCCTTGAGAACCTTTGTCTCCGACGTTGCCCTGAATACCAGCAGATCCCTGTGGGCCTGCTTCACCCTGAGCACCTTTATCTCCTACTTCACCCTGTACGCCGGTAGAACCTTGTGGTCCATCTTCACCTTGTGCACCACGAACACCGACATTACCTTGAACACCGACAGTACCCTGTGATCCTTGGACACCCTGTCCACCCAATGGACCGACGTTACCTTGAAGTCCAGTGGACCCTTGAGCACCAGCTTCTCCTTGTGGTCCTATCTCACCGACATTACCTTGAACACCCTGTGGACCAACCGTACCCGGCGAACCTTGAGGACCCAATAGACCAACATTACCTTGAATACCTTGGAAGCCCTGTGGTCCCCGATCACCCTGAGCACCTAATGGACCAACATTACCTTGGATGCCCTGTTCACCTATAGCACCTTGTCCACCCTGTGGTCCTAGAGGTCCAACGTTTCCTTGAACACCTTGTTCACCTTGAGAACCCTGAATGCCCTGAGCACCTAATGGACCAACATTACCTTGGACACCTTGTTCACCTTGTGCGCCGGCCTCACCTTGAGGACCCAATGGACCAACGTTACCTTGGACACCTTGTTCCCCTTGTGCGCCTTGCTGACCTTGTGCACCTAATGGACCAACATTACCTTGAACACCTTGTTCTCCTTGTGCACCTTGTTCCCCTTGTGCACCCAGTTCACCGACATTACCTTGGACACCTTGTTCACCTTGAGAACCCTGAATACCCTGAGCACCCAATGGTCCAACGTTACCCTGAACACCTTGTTCTCCTTGAGCACCAACGTTACCTTGTGGTCCTAGTTCACCGACATTACCTTGAACGCCTTGGAAACCCTGAGCACCCCGCTCTCCTTGAGGACCTAGTTCACCGACGTTTCCTTGAACGCCTTGTTCTCCTTGAGCACCTCGTTCTCCTTGTGCACCTAATGGTCCAACGTTACCTTGGACACCTTGTTCTCCTTGTGCGCCCCGTTCTCCTTGTGGTCCTAGTTCACCAACGTTACCTTGGACACCCTGTTCGCCCTGAGCACCAACATTACCTTGTGGTCCTAGTTCACCAACGTTACCCTGAACACCTTGTTCTCCTTGAGCACCAACGCTACCTTGTGGTCCTATAGGTCCAACAGTACCTTGCCATCCTAGAGATCCTTGTGGTCCTATCGGGCCTGGATCACCCTGCGGGCCCTTTTCGCCGATATCAGTATTTTCAATTAATGTGTTGATGTCAGCGATTTGCTGATCAAGTGTTGTTATCAATCCTTCGTTCTGAGTTACCCGTGTACCTAAAGAACTTACTGTAGCACTATTACTAATAGCATCGCCTAGATCTGCACTTCCGATTGCTTTGCTTACAGAGCTATCAACGATATCACTAAGATCTCCTATAGTAATATCACCATCACCTGACAGTGTGGTTAGATCATAAAGTTCTTGGAAGTTTGCATTAATTTTTTCACTGGCTTCACGAAGAGTATCCCCCTTCCCGTCGTTGGCAGCTCCGCCTGTGTCTAGAATTCTTCTTGTCATTTTGGATTCCGTTATTAGTGGTCTGATGCGTCTAAAGTTTCATAATCTTGAGATAGGTCTAAACCTTCATCATCCAATGTTGGGGATTTCACGCCTGCCCATTCTGCGACTGTGGTGAAATCATCTACCAACTGCTGTAAAGAAATGTCATCATATTTGTCTAGTGTTTCTAAAGAACTCACGACAATACCTGTAGCAGTGTCTTTCTGATCCTGAGTTCGTTTATCAATATCGTCATTCTCTTCCATAGTAAGTAGAGAATATCTTGCTTGTACATGTGAACCCATCTGTCTGGTCTGGAGTTCGATAGCATAGTTAGGTACTTCTAGAGGATCTGTAACTTCTCCAGCTTCAAGACCAACCTCAGCAGAACTCTGAGTGACAGTCTCCACTGCAAGATAGAATCCTGCTGGATGTATCAGTTTTTTATATAACGTTTCAAAATCTAATAACGATAGACCTGTTCTCAAAAGAACTGAGAATATTTGATATCGTCTATCGTCTTGAATATAGTGTAGTGACTGAGGTCCAATTAATGAACCGCCAGGTTTATCATTCAAAATAAAGAGATCTTTCTTAGGATAAGATACTTCAACATCTTCATTAAAGAATGCTTTGAAAAACTGTTCAGTTGATATTTGTGTTCCTTTTGCTCGATATAAGTCCGCAAGTAATCTTGTCATTAATCGCGGATTCTTATAGAACGAAGCAGATTCTAATCCATCGCTAAGCTCAGAAATTAATAGATCCAAATATCGTAGATCTGTTGATGCAATGTTTCTTATATTGAACAATCTTTGAATTTGTTCGTCAAAAGAAATAGATCCGTCTTCACCCGTATACTTATAATACGTCTCTAGAAAAGAAACTAGTTTAGGATATTCTGTTTGATAAAACTCAGGTAGAATACTCTTTACTTGATTCTGGTGGAATTTAGGATTAATCCTATATTGATTCTCTAGAAATTCGGACATTATAATAAGACCTTAGTAGACCCTTGCTCTGTATTACTGATTACTGTAGATCCACTTGAGTCTAGTTTTATGATGTAATTCCTCAGCGGGGATATTGTGCTCTGGTTGGCTGGAGTTGCAGATATTTTTAATCCGCTGCTCAAGTAACCGTCTACATCAATACGAAGGGCCCTGAGATTCACGGTACCTTTAGCTGCATCATAGAAACCTGCATTGCTTAATTTGACATCTCCGTTGACATCAAACAATTGTAATCGGGTAGACCCCAGTTCATTTCTAACAAATACGTTTTTATCATACCACTTAAACATAGACGATTGAATAATATGATCATCTTTATCTGGCGAAGCGATAACGACTGGGTAGTTTATTGTAAAGTCTTTTTCCAAAAAAGTCAAGTCTTCTGACTGAGGATCTAGTGCTTTTCTAGCAACATTTAAATCAGTAACTATAGAATCGATGTCCAATCGTTGTTGAACTTTGACTTCCATCTTAGAGTTTAGGATTGCGTTGGAGTGATTGTCTATCAGAGTTAATAGATTAGATCGTCTGAATGATGAATCGAATGAACTCAATGTCAAATTTGTATATTCAGTAATAATAGATTCGACCGCAACTTCTAATTGTGAGGCAGGAATATTCTTGACTGGATCAACATTGAATCTAGTAACTAGTTCCAAATAAGTAATTTCAGGATTGACGAATTCTGTATCTATAGACATAATAGATAAGTTGGATGTCAACTGACTACGGATCAAGTTCTCAACCGTAGCTTTGGATTCTTCATTTATACCGTCAGCAAAATTTAAACTAACAAAAACTTTACCATATTGTGGGGGTATGTTATCATTACCACCCCATGTTGAAACGTCTCTTAAATAACTACCATATTTACTCATGATCATACCCGTGTAATCGTCAGCAGTAACCAAACGGTTTTGTGCAGAGAATGCCAGAGGCGCGTTCATCTTGATCTGAGAAATAGACTCACGGGAAGAACCTCCCGCTGATGCAGATACCAAAGATATATTAGTCGAGTAGTCTTCTCCCGTATATTCATTCAGGTTGAATTCAGAACCACCATTTCCCTCTACCCCAGAGGTAGAGATATACTCGATTGAAATTATATTACCTGCTTGTGGTCGCTGACCAAGCACATTACCGTCACCGAACAATACTTCATAAAAACCATTCATTGATTCGCGTACGATGTAAACACGAGATTGATCGGTAATCGTCGCAACTTCTTTTATATTGAAATAACTATTAGACTCGCTTGAGTTTCCGTTAGGGAATACCGATATAGACATAGTAGAAACATCTATATTATTATCTGATATGACGTATGGTACATCTATATTACTATCAGCCAAGAAAGTTTTTGTCTTGACTTTTCCTTCTACTAGTGTTACATTAGGAAATACAAACTTACCTGTGGTATCATTAATCGCTTCATAGGTTTGTAGTGTAAAGAACTCATAGTTAGTTTCGTCGATTGTGACGAAGAACTTGGACCCTGCATTTAGTGGTAAAGATGTGGGCGCATTATTCAATACTGTTATTTCAACATCTACCACCGCACGAGCTGCAGTCATCGATGTAGGGAAATACCCTAGACTCTCTGCATGAGATACGACGGATGAACGTAATTGAGATGTACTCAAGAACGATTCATTGATTGACATGTTTGCAATAAGACCATTGACGTGTGTATTGTATGCCAGCACATCCATAATATTAGACAGCCCACTTGCCTCAAAGTCATAATCTGCAAACTCATCACTTTGTTTGAAGTACGTCTTTAGTTTAGACTTGATATCATAGAAATCTAAGTCAGATGAATTAATAGTCATTTATCTTGTCCTTGCAATAGTTAGTCCTAGACTTACTCGTTTAGTAGATCCTATAACATCAAATACAATAACCACATTAACGGCATTGTAATCTTCTTTGATGGTAACTTCCACGTCTACTAATTTTGCTCTAGGTTCATGTGCTTCAATAGTTTGTCGTACTCTGTTCTCAATATCGGATGGTTCTAGATCGGTTGATAGAGAGAATAGAAAAGTTTCCAAACCTCCACCATAATACGGACGGAAAGGTGTCTTACCTCTTTCCGTCATTAATAAATTTTTAACTGATTGTTTGACTGCCGCAGCATCGGTGACCTTATAGATGTCACCTGTAGAAGGTTTTGCGGTAAAACTAGTATCGATATCTTTGTTGATTCGCTTAATCGATGTAGTGATCGGAGCGTTATATAGATTACCATCTTCTATTGAAAAATTCTTTGCCATTAGTCTATCAACTCTTTTTGTACTATTTATACAGGAATTGCAACATCGATTGGCGGCAATTCAGGTAAAGTTATATCGAATGAAGTTGGGATACCTATCATACCAAGAACGTCACATAAAGTCAAGTCAATAAAATCAAATATAGCACCTAATCCTATAGCATTGAAAAACTTCTTAACAATCTTAACCCAATCGAATAGTAGTCCTTTCTTTGCGTTTTCGAACCAATCCCTAGCCGCAGTAGTCAATTGATGTATCTCATCTTCTATACAGATAGTTTTCTTATCAATATCACCCCCGAACACATCCTTTAATGGTATATTGAATGGTGCGGGAAATGGTAGCGCAAGATCAGTGATCTGTGATAACATGTCATCTTTAATTTTAGTGATCTCTGCATCCATGTCAAAGTTCTCTATATCGGATTGTAGTTGTTCTGCCTGATCCTCTATGCGTTTTATTTCACGTTCTGCCTTGACCTTTGCCGCCTCTACCTGAGCACGTATCCATGCTGCAATATCAAAGTCTAACGGTATAGGTAAAGAGGGTAATCCTAATGGGTCCCATATCGCTTTGAACTTACCGATTAATTTATCGAACAGTTCAAATAATGATCCGGTAACAAACGCCATGATCTCGTTCTTGATATAAGACCATGTTAGTTTTGCCTTCCACTCACCACATTCCACACCAAACTCACCGTTGAAGTATTGGTACTCGGCTGGAACTAAGCTATAAAAGGTATCAACGATTTGATTCTTCGTTTCCTGTAGCGTATCCATCGCAGAGTCATAGGCATCTTGTTCTAACTTACCACTTTCAAAATCATCCTTCAGTTGCTGTAGACTTGCGCGGAACCCTTCGGTGTCTCCACTAATCTGTGCCTTGAGTCTCTCTTGTTCTTCAGCGGTAGATATTTTCAAAACATCTATGGATAGTCCAAGTATAGGCACAGTAAATGTCACTGGTATGATTGCACTGATAAGTTCCATGATCTTCATGGGAATGAATATATGGTAGTCCTGTATGAGTTCAGTGAATGCGTCTTCCGCTTCCTTTTCCCAATCTCGTACCTGACCTTTCTGCCACCACGGGGCCAGTAGATCACCAACTCCCTCTATCGTATCGGTAATCTCTTTTATCTGATCTTCTATTTCTTTCTGAATCTCCAGACCAATGTCCATTGATTCTAGTTTCTCAATCTCTGCGTCTAGTTGCGCACGTGCGTCACCCTCAGCCTCTCTCGCTTGACGTTTGAGATCTTCTATTTGGTCTAGTGTCTCTGTCTTCTGTGCTTCCAGTTGGGACTGTGCGTCCACTAGCATACTCTCCAAGTCCGACGGGATCTTAGAGATCTGATTCATCATATTAACATAATCTGCTTTAGTGGGTAGGTTCCCACCACCACAAGGTAAACTAGTCATGAGTTTATTTTAACAACAGTTCCGGATAAGGATATTTTATCGGACGCCCGTACTGTTACATTATTTGCAGAAATCTTCGCGTCACCTGTGACAATTATATTACAATCACCTTTAATAGTTATGTTAGCGTCCTTATCTCCTCTGATCTCTATATCACCCTTGACCCGTAGAACGTCATTCTCCTGTATGGTGGTATCACGACTACCGTCGTCTTGCATCTCATAGTATGTACCTGACCTATGTTCTTCACGGATACGCCCATTTGAAGAATCGTCATATTCTTTAAAGTGACCTGTCTCAGTCTCATACACTTTATTGTACGGATATGCATTCAATGCCTTCTCGTTTGTGTCATCTTCTTTCGGAATCGACCCCACAACCAACGGCAACTGAGAGTTCTGACCATCCAAGAAGATACCAAAAACCTGAGTACCCACTAACATACCAAGATTCTGTCCTTTGCCTTCATGTATTGCTGTTGTAACCGGAATGGTCACTTGTGCCCAAGGTAAATCTTTATCCTTGATCTCATCGTATACACCGTGCACTTTGACCTTAACACGTCCTAGTTTCAGTGGATCAAAGATATCGACCACGGTACCTAGGAACCATCGTGTATGGTCTCCATAATACTCAACAAAACTTTTAGGTATCATAACAATTCTCCATTAGATAGTTTCATAGCAGATAGAGTTAGTGTATATGTTCTTGGGGATATTGTATGTTTACATGCGAAGATTAAAAAATCACCCGACTTCTTTCTATCATATATTCTGTCTTTTTGCTCAGTGTTGGTATTACGTAAAAACCGTATATCGATCTTGTTACCGATAGTCTTGTTCGCGTTTCCGTCTAGGAATTCAACACCGTCAACGATTATGTCTATCTTATTATTAGTCAACATATACGCCATTGATCGATTGACGATATTAAGTTTATACTGTCCACTGGTTTCACTTTCCATGTAAGACTTTTGTGTATCGTATGCGTTTGTACCGCCTATCTGTGTGATCTTTCTGCTAGTAATATCACCCTTCGTATCATCTAGCCTAGAACTATCAAATATAGGAGTACCCTTATTAACAATTTTATCTTGTCTTAGTAACTTAACAACTTCATTATCGATATTAAAATCGAAGTCTACAACCTTATTCTTAGTTACATCTACATAAGAATACTTGGACCCTACCATACCTTCGCGAATCAATCCAAATATATTGTTGGTGTTCTTAGCTTGATGTCTCATTATTGTTCTATTGCGAGCGACTGTAGGTTGTTCATCATTACCAGATGCGCTTTCTGAAAAGGTGAAAGGCATATCTGGATTTATTTTTATTCCTGTCATCATGCTTCGGAGATCATTGAAGTTTAACTCTTTATCTACTAAGGTCGAGTACAAATAAAATGGATACCCGTCACTGGTCGATGCGCGGTTCTTAATCCAACACATAGCCTCTATCGGAGTTAAGTTAGGTACAATGACCTTCATTGATTGAAAGTCAGTAGATGAACTCTTAATATCTTTTGAAAAGAACTCGTTAGATATAGTCGAGATAATAGCACTAGGCTTGCCACTCATGGATCTATTCAAATTGTGTAGGTTAGATAGGTATCCGATATCTTCGATCAGATGAAAGACGAACATCTCTACATTATCCGATGTCTTATCAGCGCTGACTATCTTATCAATAAAGAATGTTTTGGAAACAACTCGTGTTGAACTGTTCTGCATACTCTTCAGATCTATAGTAATTTTCTCACCACCTGAAATATCTAATGATCCAATTATATCTTCTTGATCAACGTATGCCAGTGCGGCAGTTAGATAAGGTTTGTCGAGGTGTTCAAAAATGTCTATCCCACTAGTTGTACTGGATATCTCAATAGTTGGTTTAGAAGCAGAAGTTTCAAGTAATACACGCTGTATAGAAAGGTTATCAGAAAAGTCCTGTTCTGCTGGGGCTTTATCACTCATTACGATCTCAATGCTTCATTAAACAATGTTTGAATAGTGTTGATAGACGACGGTTTAATAACACGTATCTGTTTCAACTTATCATTTTCTTCAATATAGAAATCTAGATTGGTTTTTGGAACTGCACCTAAAGGAACACTCATATTACTTAGATCAAGATCGACTCTTTCATTATTAAGTACATAATGGTTCGCTGCAAGATATTCTTTGGACGCCCCAGTTACAGTAACCATATCACCCTCACATATGGCAACCTCGGCCACATGGAATTCTAAAGCACTTGATAACTTAACTACGATTTGACCTAGGTCCAAGTTCTTATGTACAATAGTACCCGTCGCGTTACTATCACCCCCAGTTATGGTAGAGCCTATAGTAAATGTATCGTGTATAGGTCCGGTGGTTGTTATAGTAAAGTTCGAGTAATCCGATTTTGCCTTTTCTACAACACCGCTATATTCTAGAGGCCAACCCTGTTCACGTATCTTATCATTCATTAAATAAAATGTCCAGTGCATATGAGGATTTCTATATAAAGTAAACGCAGTCTGATCTGGTCTTTCTCCACCTTGAACATAATAGTTTTGATAGAATGCTGAATTACCTTTAACATCATCTAGTATATCAACATAGGTTGCGATGTTTTGGACAACAGCCGATTCTTCGCTGTCGCCAAAGGAATAAAAGCTTAATGGGAAATTCTTAAAATATGACATTAGTATCCATCATCCTCCATAATATCTGCGCGGGTCAGTGTTCTCTCTTCGACGAAGTTTAATGATAGGTCGATTTCTACAGGTTGACCGTCTGGGTGAAATGCCATACTACTGGCATTGTAGTTAGTAGCGATTGACTTTAGGTAACACTTTTTCATTCGATTACCAACACGAACCGGAGATCCTTCTTTCGGTTGATACATAATATCTAATTCGAACATGTGTGGGAATTTATAACCCGCACTAACACCACCAACATCAATTGATTCCGGATAGGCATACATACGAAATCTTCGAATAATTTTCTTGACTGCCTTTGCTTCTTCAGCACTCTTTGCAATAAATTTGAATGCGAATGAAAACTCTCTTATGTTCACACCCTTGAATAATGCACGTACGTTAGGGTTCACGGTTACACCACCCACTAGAGATGATGCCATATTCGCCTCTGCGCTAACTCCGCCAGCCTTACCTATTCTCGTTGCCATCTTGTTCATCGCAAGTGCTGCCTGAGCACCAGATAGGTTACCCATAGCAAAATCCATGACTCCCGTCATTCCTTTTGATGCGGTGTCCGCTAAGGCTCCTAGGATACCTTTACCTCCACTGAATTGTTGGGCAAGTCCAGCACCTATAGCACCCAGTTCAGGTGTTGCATAATTAAGACCGTCATTTTGTTGCAGTGATACAGGTAAATACAACTTTACAGATTCATCGGTGTCTCTCATTTCACTACTAGTAAAGGATAACTCACCCCCTTTCTCGACGAATCTGTTATCAATAGCCTTCTTATTTTCTTTAGACTTTCTTTCGTACTGAGCGTCGGTTAGTTCTCCATCCCTTCTCTTAGTCTTTAATTCGTCTTCTTCATTTAATAACTTTCTATATTCTTCATCTCCCTGTAGAGTAGAAGCAACATCTGCAGCGCTAGAAGTAAGACCCGGCGGGACTATCTCAAATATTTTAAAGGATATGCTTGCGCCATACCTGTCTTGAGAATGGACAGGAAATATTAATTTAGATGGAGCTTTATCAGCAACATTCTGTGGTTGTTCTTCTTTCTTTGCTGCTTCGGTTTTTTCTTCGGGTGATAGATCGAATATTTCCGACAAAAATTCTAGTATAGCCATGAGGGTGAACCTATGTTTATAAATACTGTTTGACTATTTATACATAAAAACAATGAACTTAGTAAACGATACCAAATTCCTTACCGATGGATGGCCGCCTTATGAAGAAGGTCATGTTATACCAAACGACATGACCTGCCGAATGGTATATGTAATATTGAAGATGACTCGTTCCAAAAACATCTTGGAGATAGGATTCAACTACGGACACAGCGCATACGTTTTTCTAAACACCGACACCTCGCTTAAATATCATTCGATTGATATATGCCAATACGACCATACAGCGGTCAACGCTAATAAACTCATTGATATGTACCCCGATAGGTTCGAGTTCACTCACATGAGTTCACACGATCTCGACCCATCTAAGGTGTCCCACTATGATATGATATTCATTGATGGCGATCACAGCATCGATGGTATGTCACGGGACTTGAACCTATGTCAACAATCACACCCCAAGTACATTCTATTCGACGACTACGTCGGCCGACTGTCAATGGATGAGAAGATAGACTCACCTAATCCAAAAAGATTGGTACAACATTTTCTATCCAAATCAGACTTTCCATACGAAATAGAACGTGAGTTCACGTACCCTGCTACCGATCGTATGAACCACATGGTGTTATTAAAACGTGAAGACATATAAAGGACGGTTCAAACCAAAGAACCCAGAGAAGTATGCTGGGGACGTGGACAATGTCGTCTACCGTTCGGGGTGGGAACGACACGTTATGAAATGGTGTGATGACAGTCTGGACGTGGTACAATGGATGTCCGAAGAGTTGGTAATCCCCTACATCTGTGAGACTGATAAGAAGCCACATCGATACTTCATGGACTTCGTCATCAAGTACAAGTCTGGACGTGTTGTACTGGTCGAGGTCAAACCCCACAAGCAGACCCTACGTCCTGAACGCAAGCAGGGAAAGTCCCGTCACACTCTATTGAACGAGGGTATGACGTACGTCAAGAACCAATCCAAGTGGAAGGCAGCATCCGAATACGCAAAGGATAGAGGGTACCACTTTGAGATATGGACAGAGAACGAACTCACCGCTATGGGTATCATGCCCAAGTCTACCCAACGTATGCGTACTAAAAAACCACTAAAGAAACTACCGCCGTTCAGAAAGAAGAAAAAATCGGTATAAATAGAAGTACGAATTTTTTACGGTAGCGACATGTCTAACATATTTCAACGATTAGAACTACAAGCGTTCCGTGCGGGTATTACTCCTCGTACCAAAGAATCGCGAGAATGGTTTCGTAAGAAGATCAAGAATATGCGCAGTATCAAGCGCGAGGCCTTGATGAAAGAAGATCCGTTGAAGCAAACGGGTCAAGAAATCGTTGGTAGTATGTACATGTTTTTCTACGATCCGAAACATAAAGATACATTACCGTACTATGACACATTTCCATTAGTCGTCGTAGTAGGTCCGGCAGAAGGTGGGTTCTATGGGTTGAACCTACACTACCTTCCACCTATCCTACGTGCGAAGATGTTGGATGCGTTGATGGATATCACCACGAATACTAAGTTCAACAGTTCTACTCGATTCAAGATGTCGTATGAGTTGTTGGTCAAGACAAGTAAGTTGAAGTACTTTAAACCGTGCTTCAAACATTATTTGAATGAACACGTACAAAGTAAGTTCGCAATGGTACCTGCACCAGAGTGGGAGATCGCTACATTCCTACCGACCGCAGACTTCCGTAAGGCAAACTCTAAGAAGGTCTACTACGACTCTAAACAGATGATAGGCGAATAGAAATGGCAGGAATAGAAGAGTTAAAAAGTAAACTGATAGCAAAGAATGGTATCGCAATGGCGAACCAGTTCGCGGTCAATCTACCTACCTTGGATAAGAATACCTCATCGGACACACTTAATGTCTTATGTAAAGAGGTAAGTCTGCCTGGCCGTCAAATGATGAGCCTGGATAGGACAGTCGGTATATTTCAAGAGAAGGTGGTGAATGGATTTGGTGTAGAGGATGTCACGATGACTTTCTATGTGCTGAATGACTATGGTGTCCGTAGATACTTTGATGAATGGACCAAGTTAATATACACCGACATAAAAAGAGGTGAGGTTAACTATAAGAACAACTACACCTTTGATGTCAACATTCGCCAACTACAAAAACCTTTAGCAAGATTTGGATTCGATATAGGTCCATTTGATATAAATCTAGATGTGGGAAATAAGTCTATATACAGTGTAAAACTAATAGAGGCGTTTCCAACATCTATTGCAGCAATCCCACTGTCTAATGACGGTCAATTGGTCGAGTGTACTGTACAACTTTCATATACCGACTATGAAGTAATCAAGGATGAAAGAGAGTTGTTTGATCCTAGTATCAATATAAATCTAGGTGGATTAATTTAATATACATTATAGGATAAATCATGGCATTACCAAAACTGAATGAAAACCCAAGTTATAGCATTGAAGTACCGTCTACAGGACAGAAGACTACATTTAGACCTTTCCTAGTAAAGGAACAGAAAAACCTCCTGATTGCATATGAAACACAAGAGCGCAAAGATATGGTACGTGCGATATTGCGAACTATCGACGCTTGTGTTGAAGAACCTTTGGAAGGTACATTGACTACATTCGATGTAGACTATCTATTTACAAAAATTCGTGCCAAGTCGGTAGGCGAATCCGCAGATATTCAGGTATCATGTAGTGAATGCGGTGAAGCAAATAAGGTTTCGGTTGAGCTTGATGACATTAAGATGAGTGGGGAGACAACAAATAATCTGATCGAAATTACTGATAGTGTTTCTATACAGATGCGTTATCCATCATATGAAGAGTTCTTGAACAATGATTCATTGTTGTCTACCGAAACAACGACAGAGGGTCTATGGGAGTTATTAGTCGTTTGTATGGAAGCAGTGTTGACAGACGAAGAACGAATCTCTATGAATGATCAGTCAAAAGAAGACGTGTCAGAATTCATTGACTCTATGACTTCAGATCAGTTTGCGAAAGTATCTGAATTTATCAATTCGGTTCCTAGCGTAACACAAGATGTTAAATTTGAATGTACGTCTTGTGGCCATGCGAATGAAAGAACACTAAAGGGGATGGATGATTTTTTTTAGTAAATCTCTCTCATGATAACTTGACAAATTACTATCAAGTTAACTTCCAGCTTCTTAACAACTTTAATTACTCACTGGAAGAGGTCGAAACAATGATTCCGTGGGAGAGAGAGATCTACTTAATGATGTTGATAGAAGACATCAAAGAGAAAAACGAAAGGGCGAAACAACAAGGATAATAAATGTCTACTCTCAAAGAAGTGTCCGACAACTTAAAATCAGTTGACCAAAAAATGGCATCTGTTAGATCGGGACAATACGACCAGAACAGATTGAATATTGATAATTCTGACAGATTGATAGCTGTTATGGAAGACGTTGTCATGCGTACTGGTCGTAGCGAAAATATCCTTAGTCAAATGTTTGGTCATCTTGGTTACATTAGACGCAAACTGCAAAAGGGCGTTTCTGTTGAAAAAGATTCTTTAGTCGTTGAAAGAGCTCCAGATCCGTCATTCGTAGGTCCGATTCGACCAGACCCTGTCGCCACAGGAGATTCTTTAGAAGAACGGAGAGAGCAACAACAATGGCAGAATGATTTGTTAGATGCCATCCGTGCTCTTTCAGAGTCTAAAAAGGATGATAAGAATGAGTCGGAGCCAAAAAAGGAAGGTCTTAGAATAGGAGAAATGTTAAGATCCGTAGGACTTATTGGTGGTCTCTTAGCCGCATCTCTCGGCGCTGCCTTCGGTTCCTTCATGGCATATCTAACCCCTGTTACAAAGTTACTGGGCGGCATAGCCAATCGTCTAGGTCCCGTACAAGGACTTTTCATTAGTTTCGTTGAGGGGATAAAAAATCTTGGAACTAGGATAAAGGAGATAGGTTCTAGTGTAGGTAAAACTTTAAAAAATGCATTCACTATTAATCCAGACGGTAGATTAGGTAAAGCCTTGCAATTTATGAAGGACTTATTTGGGGGTAAAGGTAAAGGACCTATAGGAAAAATTATTGAAAGTATTACAAAAACATTTAAGTCTGTTGGTGGATATCTGTCGAAATTCTCCGGTATTTTTAAAACCTTTGCTGGTCTTGCCGGTAGATTATTTTATCCTATCGCAGGAATTATAGTGTCGGTTAAGTCAGTATTCGATAGCATAAAAAGCGGATCTGGAATATTTGACACATTTAAAAATTTAGTTGACGACTTGTTTACATTTTTTGTTACTGATCTATTGGATATGGTTAAGGGCGCAATTGGATGGATTTCTGGAAAACTTGGGTTCGAAGGAATTCAAGAATATCTCTCCTCTTTTAGTTTTAGTGATATGTACTTGGTATTATCCGAAAAATTATTTGGTGTAATTGAAAGTATAGGTACCTATGCAAGTGATATATTTGGAGATCTCATCGGTGGATTTAAAAAATTAATATCTGGAGATTTCATCGAGGGAATTGTAGGTATCTTTACTGCTATTAATAAACCATTTAAAGATCTGAGGGAATGGTTGGGAGATATAATAGCAAGAGTTTTAGAGACACTTGCTCCTAAAAATTTAGCATTACTTGCAGCTGGGTCGGAAAACGCCAAGGGGTTTGATTATATACTGAAGGGAGAAACGATACTGAAGGGAGATGCGGCCGCAGTGAAACCTATGACTGGATCAGAATTGGATAAAGCAGTAAAAGAGAATAATAAAACAAGCGACAATCCAATAATTATACAGGATAACAGTAACAATTCAACCAACACTTCAGGTGGAGGCGGGGGTGAAACTCATGTACATACCGGAGTCACTTCAACTGACGGTGCAGATCCAAACATTTTAGCATTTGGTAGATAAAAAAAAGGGAGTCCGAAGACTCCCAAATACTACCAAACAATCAATTAGTTTGGATTGGACATATTAATAATCGTTTGTACGATCCTTGCCTTGTTGGCAGATTTAGGTACAGACACTCCAAGATCACTAGCCCTTTCAACCAATTGAGCCTTTGTTAAGGACATCAACTCAGACTGATCTGGTTGAGTCGGAGTGGTAGGGGAAGTACCCCCACCCGTTGTCTTTTCCGGTTTACTTGATACTGATCGGTAGATCAGACCAAATGCGACTAATCCCGCTAGGATTAGAATAATCATATTAGTATCCATTTTTAGTCCTCCGCAGCCATCTGCGCAAAGTAAGACAGTGTATCGTCCGCTTCCGCTGCAACCAAAGGTGCAGCCTCAACAGCAGGAGAAGATACCACAGTCGGTTCTGACGCCTCACGCATAGGTGCCGCTTCAGCAGTCTGCGCAAGTGCCTCGTTCTTGATAGTTGCACCAACACCAGTTGCAAGACCTAGTACGGTCTCCAACTTGTTCTTCAACTCATCATAAGTCTTGAACCACTTGGCGTCGTGTGCATTCGGATAGTCCGGTACTACAAACTCGTTTAAGTCATATAGTGTGTTATACACCGCTTCAAGTTTAGTCTCATCTGAACCTAGGTATGCAGAAGGAGACTTGAAGTCTGACTTATCATAGTTACGATATCCCGCAACATTACGGATCTTCAGTTCGAAGTCAGCGCCAGCCCAAAAGTCGAATGGGTTTACTGGTTCTTCGCCAGGAAATTCTGGTTGCATCTGATCCATAATCTTATCAAAGATCTTCTTACCAAACTCATAGATGAAAGTCTTGCCGTTGTTGGCAGGGTTAGAAGGATCATTAATAACTTGGATGTTAGTAACGTAGTGTAGACGACGCTTCTGTCGACGTGCAGTTTCCTTATCCTCTTCGATACCGGAGTTCCATAGACGTGAGTTCAACTCACCTAATGGATCGTTCTGACCTAGAGTCGTTAGTGAACGCTCGATGTACCACTGTCCGGTTGGGCCTTTGAATGCGTGGTCCCAGTAACGTACCCACGGAAGATCTTGACCTTCCGTAGCAGGAAGAAAACGAATCACGGCGTAACCATTACCCTGTTCATCAACAGTTGGTTTCCACTTGCGATCGTCTTGGTATTTGTTGGTGTTAGTTGTCTGACCTGACGCTTCGGTAGCGGCAGTGACAAGTTTGGAGATGTCCATAGACTTGGACTTTAGATTTGCAAAAGACATAATATTTCCTTAAATATAAACTTAAATATAAACAATGTATGAAATTACCCATAAGGGTATAACTATTTATACGTCTAGTGTGTTCTGCTTTGGCAGAAAATTCAACTGACGTGCTTCACTCTCAAGATGTTCGACGATAGTTGGAGACAAGTACTTCTTGATGTCTTCCAGCTCTAATCCGTTCTTCTCACAGAGATGTACAATAGAATCCATGTACGACATTCTGTTTTGAAATACGAAACTCTCGATCATCGCAGAGAATGATTTCTTGGTTATGAACTTCTCTTCTGTAGTCTCATCCATTGATTACCTCAATCGCCCTGACATTATCAACGCGGAATGACCGCCATGATTGTTTGTCGATTGCGAATGCTCGAATCACAGACTTATTTACAGAAAAGTCATCCACTTGATTGACCTTAGCCTCCGATAGTTCAGGCATATAATCAGTTTGGAGAGTGCAAGGCATAATGCGTTCCTCACCATTGACCTTACTAAATGTTACCTGAAGTACGTTAGACCGAAGTTGGTCAACAATATTATCATAATTAAACATCGACTCCTCCTTAGAATCGTTCAAATTCAGCGTCCTCCGCTGTTGCTTCTTCATTAGACGCTTCTGAGTGTACTGCTTCAAGAAACTCTTCGCTACCATCTAGTACTGCAATGGTGTGTTCGAATGCTTCAAGTGTAGCGAGAACGTTCTTACGCGTCTCATCCTCTTCATCTAGACTCGCATAATCTTTACCAAAAGATTCTAGAGTATCTAGATAAACGCAACGCAAAAACTCACGCGAGATGAGCTCTACATCGTTACGAGTATATTGACCTAAATCAATTAGGTTCTCAGGCATTGGTGTGGACATTAATTCCATTCCTCGTTTTGGGTTGATTGATGGACATCGGAGAAGAGAGTGTTAACGAACTTATCTTCATCTCCCCAGCGTACATCGGATTTATAGTCTTGACGATCAAGACCTACTACTTCGTTCGCTAGACGTTGGTTTGACTTGCGAACCTTACTACGCTTCTGGACCTTGAGTGCTGCCGCACGAACCATTGCGTAACGTACTTCTTTACTTACTGCCATAATTATACCTTATATGTAGGGGGTTGTCAAGTGGCTAGAATCCATTATTTGGATACAGTTCATCTTTGGTTAACTGACCGCGTTTCTTCGACTCCTTCTTACGGTCGACGTGGGTAGAGGCGCGATTGAATCGCCTCGCATACTTCGCGACCGGATTCGACCGCTTGGTAGATTTCTTCTTCATTGTCATATGCCTCGTTTTCCCATGGCTGATCACAGTACTTCATATTCTCATACTCTTGACCATCAAATATCCATTTATAGGACATCACACCTTCATTCAGAGTTAGTCCAGTATGAATCAATCGACCACTTAGTATCTGTACTGCATGAATCATCTCATGGGCAATGTTGATTTTCATTTGTTTCTCATCGACCCGTTTGCCTTCGAAGTACTCAGCGATAGAGATATCAACTTGATCCTCATCGCCGTCAACTAGTCCAGCGAACGTACCTAGCTCTTCTACAAACTCAAGTTCAACGTAGCCGGGTAGATTAGATATCCCTAGGAACTCTGCCACCTTGTGAACATAGGTGGACATCTCATAACTAGGGGACTCAGAAATATCAACATTGACCGCATACTTCATATTAGTTATCCGACCTAATACCAGCATCATAGTTGTCATCGCTGTCGTAATCGAACAGAGTAGACCAGACACGAAGTTTGAACAACTTTTCTGTTCTCGCCTCCTCAACAGCAGTGTACGACACTACTTCCCATTGTTGTAACAACTCAATCATGCAAACAAGGTCGCCGACCTCTTTAGCAAGTAGAGACAGGTTGTGTTGATCCTGACCGAACCGCTTTACCTTCGACACTCTTTGAATGACCTCGGCACATTCTTCTTGCAGAATGGTGAGCAGTTCGGTACAGCTATCGTTATGTCGTAACATTAAAACTCCACTCGATCATGAAAAGGAACCGCACCGGAGAACTCAGCTCCAGTAATCTCACGAACCTTGTTTCTAAAACGACTGTCAGAAGTAGCGACGAACGTACCACCCATCATCGGACGTTCTTCACATAGATAGGTTGGACGTACGAAACAGGTGCCGCGAGCGTAACCATCGACCAACTCGACCGCAGGGCGACCCACAGTTGGTTCGAAAGGACCTTCGATGTTCACTATAGTCACTTCAGTGAATCGTGAACTCATACCACCAGCAGAAGAGTCGCGGTTATCTGCTCGATAAATGTTTGCAATTATACCCATATCAATATTCCTAGTGAAATGTTGCTTGTTGAGCTTCGAGTTCCTGTTCGATAAGACTCATCATCTCATCGTTATTCAGACCCATCGAAGATAGTGTCGCTATTGCAGTAGTAGAGTCGATGACATCATCAAGGAAAGAATCCATGACATCACGAACTGCCTCACCAATCTCGCCAGTGGCGAACCACGCTACAGTACTCATGACTTAGCCTTAACAACTTTATTGTTCTTGAATTCAGTACCAACTGGACCGACCAACTTACCGACCAACCAGAAGTCTTCTGCTTGCAATTTAGAAACGTCGTTAGAGTAACCTTCTTGAACGAAGTCTGGACCTAACTCGTTGTAGTTGTTAAGGAACTGAACAGCAGCTTCGACAGTGTCGAAAGTCTGTGCATGGTGATTGTTTGACATTTTGGGTTTTGCGTAGAACATAATTTAAATCTCTCTCTTCATTAGTTTATGTAGCCATTGTACCTGTTTTTGAAACGTTTGTCAAGGGCTTTGCTTAATTTTTTTTAGCAATTGCATGTAAATATTCACGTTTCAGGAACCACTTGTATTTTGCAAAGTAATCCTTTGCCTTGTAGTCTGGACGTTTACCTGTGTAGAGTTCAACCTCATCACAGTGCTCGAACCACATTAGATTACACCAACGTCTAAAAGTCATATTATGCCACCAACTGATAAGGTTTGTTGAACTGCCCGACGTTGATGTCGATGTAGTGACTTCTGAAGAAGTAGTCAGTCGCGCTGTCGTCTTCACAGAAGAAGTCAGGCCCTTCCATAGCAGCCTTTAACTCAGTTAAGAACGCAACAACTTCTTCGTTGTCGTAGTTTTCAGCAATCCAGTACGGATTGACCTGAACGTAGTCACGAGGACCGTACTCACTGACAGGTAACGCTCCGATGATATCGAGAGCACCACTCTTAATGTTACACACCAAAATGCTGTGATGACGAATGGCAAGAGTGCCTTTCATGTTGTACTTCTTGAGGACCGCTTTGATCGCGGGGGTTAATTTCTTTTTATCTTCTTGACTTACATATGCCATAACAAATTTCTCTCTCATTAATTTATGTAGCTATTATACCAAATTCTGAATAATAGTCAACACTTTTTTAGCTATTTCTTAGACCGATTTGATATAAGGGTATTCCAAAAAGTTCTTAACCAACCACCCTCTTCCCACATCAATGGTATGCGCTCTCCCAGTTCTTTCTCTTCTTCCATGTGTAGGTTGACGTATAACAGCAAAGCGAGGAACCCAAACAAACCAAAACCGATTATGTCGTAAACCAGTTCCATTACTTCACCCACACATGGTTGTATTTCGTAGGAAGAACTTCACACGTGTAGCTATCGTTCTCAGCATAGTTGATAACCTTGACACACTCTCCAGTCATATTACTAACATGAACATCGGGCATATCAATAACAGCAGTACAATAAACAAGGACAAGGGATACAGCAACAAGACTAAAAACAGTTTCAGACAAACCTTTCATAAATCATTCCTCTTCTCAATTTCAATACAAGTATTATAGATGTTTTGATAACAAAAGTCAACACTTTTCTTAGACCAATTTGTTATAAAACAATCCTTTCATATAACGGATCTTCTTCCAGAACTTCGAGCAACATCTCCAAACGATTCCTATTCTTGACTAGAGGTTCCTTTAGATAATCAGGCAGTTCTTCATAATTATCATCTTCCATTAAGTAGAGGACTCTCTCCAAATCTTTAGTTAACTCATCGTGTGCTTCCATTATTTCATTCATTTGAATTCCTTATGCGACAATTTTTATAGGAGCACGTTGACAAGCTTTCAACCATGCTTCAGGTGATTTGATGATAGGTCTGGAAACTCGTAACTTTTTTTCACGGAAACATTTCTTCAACGCCTTAGCTTCCTCGCGGCCTAGAAATCTTGAGACCAATCGAATCAGGCACTCACGGAATCGGTAATCATGTTTACTAAATCCAGCAGCATGTGCGAGTTCATGTAAGACAACGTACTTGTTCATGCCACTCTCACTCAATCGAATTAGTTCCCTATAGCAGACTCCGGATAAAGAGTTCGATCTCATCTTTTCTATCCGGACAGTCTTACATGCAGATCTCAGTCCAATCGCTGGATCATTTTTATGATTGAAATTCTCCCACAATTTAGATTTTAGTACACGTTTTGCAAACGTCCGACACTCTTTTAATGTGAGTTCTTTTGTTACGTGAGGGTAGTTGGCTTCGAATTTCCATTCTGCATTATAAGTCTTGCTCCTCTCAGAATCTTTCCATCCATGAGAATTCTTTCGAACTGCATACTGATAATACTTGTATGCGATTTCTTCATCCATCACTTTGATAGCATCACTGTAGTAGTGACGGTATTTTTCATTCCAAACTCGATAACCCATAAATCTCTCTCTCTAAATTATATCAAAGGACATTGTGTGCATTATGCGTCTTCCCTTCGAGGAAGTTACACTTTTATCACCCGACCACATGTCTATAACGTGGCCACATGTAGTCACCATCTCATCTTCATTAGACGTTAAGATTTCGAAGTCTCTAACTATCTCTTGATTAGTGGTAATCGTTAATCCAATGCATCTGATCTTCATTTCTCTTCCTTCTTTGACTTTATGTAGCTATTATACCACAGTGAGTATTAGAGTCAAGGGCCTATGTGACCTTTTTTCTCTTAGAAGGCGTCTTTTTCTTGACCGGAGTTTTCTTTTTGGTCACGGCAGGTTTTTTGGCTGCGACAGTTTTACGCGGCTTCCTTTTGGGTTTGACCGCAGTTTTCTTCGGCATCACAAATTCTTTTCGAAGGAACTCATTCACAGAAAGACCGCAGTTTCTCAACTCCTTTTGGAAACGAGTGATATCTTCCATCCACCACCCGTGTGGAGTTTCTAAGAACTGACCGTAGTGGTCCATGATTTCATTAGCGAGTCGGTTGCACTCTTCGGTGTCCTTGTCGTAAAGGTACCGGACCTTTCGGTCATAATTCAGTTTAACGATCTTAGGCATTGTCTCTCCCTAGATTAGTTTGTAGACTTTCTTCATGGTGTACTCGCGAGCAGACGCAAACGGTGCCTCGAACCAATCTGAGGAACCCATCACTTGAGGAGCAATACCATACTTCAAATATGCATTGACCAACTCAGCAACGTTGTTCGATTCGCACACAGGGCGCATCTCGTGTTCATCGTAAAGACGAATCTCAGAGCCGTCTTCAGTACAAGAAATATAATCTATCATGCTACTTCTCCAAAAAATATACCAATGGGTGAACCGTTAGGACTACGGTATCCAAGCTCATGAATATCATCAACTCGAACCTCTTCACGGTAACCGTCTTCCCATTTTATTTCGACACTGTCGCGACCAACTTGACGATCGATTAGACCGTGTGCGATGGGGTACATGGCACCCCAGTTACCTTCGACTTTCTGACCGATTAAATTCATGCGGCACCTCCAATAAATGCATAACGAGGATTCTTACAAAACATTCCGATCTCATCGAAACCTAGGATACAGAAACCATCTAAAGGATCGGTACCCGCCTCATACTCAACCAGTTCGAAACCGGTACGGAAAGTTTTAACGTCTTTGATGTCTACTGGGATAACTTTCATGGCGACATCGTACTCTTCCTGTGTTAGGAAGGTAGCGTCTTCGTTGGTTTCTGTGTTGTCTGTCCAGTTCTCATTAGTCATAATCAACTCTCTATTCATTAATTTATGTAGCTATTATAGCATATTAAGAGATAAAACGCAAGGGCTTTAGCCAAAATAAATGGCTTATTTTTAGAACTTTTTGGCATAAGGATATAACTTTTTCGTATAAGGGACGAAAAAAATAGAGGAGTCGTCCACGTACCTATCAGTCGGAATCTTCGAAAGACCAACTCCCCTCCAAACTATTAACTGGCGAATCCAGTACCGTCACACATATAACAGTCTTCATCTTCGTAGTCATCGTATCCATATCCCGAACACTCTTGGCATGTCTCATCGAGATCATCTTCAGAGTAGTCGAACATATCCTCAATGTTCTCCATTACCATCAACTGAGGATTGAAGGTCACCATCTTAGTGGTCATCTCCACGATGCGATCGATGGCAACATGGAACAGGTCGTTCTCATACTTACCTTCATAGAGTCGACCCGTCGTGTAGGGTAGGACGTACTCAAACAACTCCTTATCGATCGCGCTTTTCTCGCGTAGGAACTTTAGGGCACCGGACGTATTGTTACCCATACCGTTGTTATAGAAATCATATTGCAGACGACCAGCCGCGCGGATCATCTCACCAGCGACAGTGTCACACTTGCCTTCGTTAGGTACCAACTCTGCAAAAATTCGTTTAAACGTAGCGCTCATAATATACTCCTTAGTAGACGTAGGGTTCGACTGGGTGACCAGCCGCGAGCATCATTCCAGAATAAATGAAACCCCAAATCACAACTTGACCAAAAACAAACTCAGTTAACTGACTCATTACGCATACTCCTCTTGATACTCATCGTAAGTTAAATACATGTCGGTAGTAGGATTAAGATAGGCACCTTCACGTGCATCATAATACAAAGCACGTTGACCATCATAAAAGAATGGACCCTCAAGACCTTCACGTTCAACGTACTGAGCGCGAAACTCTGGAGTGATGTTTAAAACTCGATAACCCATAAAAACCTCTTTCAACTCGACTTTATGTAGCTATTGTACCACATGTTTCTACAACATGTCAAGGCATTATGCTAAATTATTTTTTGGTAATACTTACAGTTCGTCGAGCATATCGATGAAATCTTCAATATGCATATATCTCAAAATGATACCTTTCTTTGCACATCTCTCGATCCACTTATCGGCATCAACTTGTATATTTGTTAACTTACGACGACCTTTAATACCTAGCGATAATAGATTATGATGATCGATTAAGATAATAACATGGTCTCCATAACAACCTGCTTCAGCGTTACAGAAATGATGGTCTAACTTGTCGGTGTGGGAACCGAAATCACTTAACTGCTTGAGTTCAAGCCAGTAAGGAGTATCGTCTAATGCGACTCTGAAGTCACCCTTTCTATTAGAGTTACCTTTATAGTCGGTGTATCGAGGTTGCTTTTCATAAGGGATGAGATGAGATTTTAACACGTCTTCGAAACGATCTTCAAATTCCCTACCTGCTTTAGATCCTCGTCCACCAGCAGTTAGTGAAGCGGCACTTGATCTCGCCACCACCCACTGCATGGTTTCTAGATTTAATACGGGTGTTTCTTGCTGTGTTGATACTTTCATATTATATTACCTTTGGTTATGGGTTATGAGAACACTGGCATATCGCACGGGCCCTCATTTAGAAAATAGTTAAATTGTTTTTGTCGTATTATTTGATAGCAATAGCACCTACGAAAAGATGGTTCTGCCAGAAGGGTTGAATCTTGGTAGAACAGAACCCAGCAGTCATACAGAGTGAGTGCAGTTCATTCCAAGTTGAACACTTCATCATTGAACGTAGCTCTCGTTCTTTTGATAACAAGTCATCAGCATCGAAGTTCTTAGACTTGTGATCATAGAATTGGAATGTCATGATTTCCTGAAGACGAGCATCTCTCGCCATAGTTTTCTCTGCAAATATGAATGCGCCACCTGAGTTCAGACCGTGATAGATTTTCTTTACTAAGTCACGTCGTGAACGCGGCGGCATGAACTGTAGAGTGAACAGAGAAGTAATAAGAGAACAATTCGCGAATGATGCATTACGCACGTCCATGTTATGAAAGTCTACATCACCCAGACCCTCATTATCAATCTGCTTGTGACGAGCATTCATATCATCAACAAATCCGGATGCGTACTCAATACCAGAGTAATGTGCTAGAGGTGCGAATCGATTGTTCTGTTTCATCATTTCGTAGATAGTCTTACCCGTCGAACAACCGATGTCGACAACGTCGGTTAGATCCTCGACGAAGTATTCCGACAATCTGACAATATCTGAATGTAGATTATTGTAACCACGAATCGAGTTTTCGATGTGATTATCGAATCCTTCCTCACGGTGGGCGAAACTAAAATCTGGTTTGTGGTAATTCTCTCTATCTTTCATTGTACACCTTCAATACGTTCTCATAGACTGACTCAGCAATCTGTTTCATCATCAATGGTGGAACCATACGACCGATACGCTCTGCCTTCTGATTCCATTTACCCGTCAGTT